ACCGAAGAAAACTCGTCAAGGACGCTCGTCTCGTACATTGCTCAGTGCAACCTCTCGTAATGGACGTAAGAAAAGATATCGTGGACAAGGTAAAGGTTAAATAATCATAGTTTATTAATACCTCATGTATCATCTAGAATGTATTGATGAATGGAAATCAATTCATTCTGATGATCTATGGGTTTATAACAAACTCTTCTTAAATCAACGTCTAAGGCATCTCTGTGGACCTACAGGGGTGCCTGTTCCATATTCAGGATACTATATCGTCCGACCTAGTATTAATTTACTTGGTATGGGACGATTTTCTCGTATTGAATGGATTTATAAATCAACTGATAATTTTCATCCAGCAGAATTTTGGTGCGAAATCTTTGAAGGTCCTCATCTCAGTGTTGACTTTTATAATCAAAAATCAGAATTAGTTGTTTTAGGTGAAAGAGATAATGATGAACCTCTTTACAAGTGGAAGAAGTGGACTAAAATTAATCGAAAAGTAGAATTTCCTGAAATTTTGAAAAATTTGAAAGGTGATTATAAGTGGATAAATTGTGAATTCATTGGAAATAAACTTATAGAGGTGCATTTTAGAAGAAATCCTGACTTTAGATATGGAAATAGTATTGCAATTCCGGTCTGGAAAGATGATAGTCCCCAAAAAGTTGACAATTTTACTTTTATAGAGGATAAAGATTACTTAAGAAGAGGATTTTTTGTTGATTCACGGGATAGCAACCCCGTAAAAAGTTCTGATCTAATCAATCAGGAGCAAATCAATGACCAAAAAAGTCGATAAAGACCAAAATTTCATGAAAAATGAGTGGGGAACTGAATTTTTAGCATCAGAGTATGGTTGGGAAGAAAAAATTCAGAAGCAAAAGATGCTTCGTGAGATTGCAAATGATGATATAACACCTAAAAAACATGACTTTATGATTCAAAACGAATTACATGCAAAAATTCGTAATGATGAGGACTATGATGACTGGGAATATGGAACAGAACCTCTCTATGAATCAAAAAATCGTTAATAAATAAGATAGATTTATAATTTTTTATGCCTGTAGAACGGGTAAGTAAAGGTTTCAAGGACATTAGTGCTTCGTTTCAGGTCAATCCTTTGACCTATGATCTTATTGCGATTAAAAATGAGACCGCTATTGCCCGTTCTCTTCGTAATCTTGTATTAACTTACCAAGGAGAAAGATTTTTTAATCCAATTCTTGGTTCAAAAGTAAGCAGATTACTGTTCGAAAGTGTTGATGAGATCACTGCATCCGCAATTCAAGAAGAAATTACAACAACTATTAATAATTTTGAACCAAGAGTTAATTTACTATCAGTAGATGTCTCTCCAGATTATGATAATGGAGAATTTAATGTAACCGTCAGATATGAAATTGTTGGAATTGACGTATTACCTCAACAATTATCATTTGCCTTACAACCAACACGCTAATGACATTAGTAAATTTCGCTAATTTAGATTTCGATCAAATTAAAACTTCGATTAAGGATTATCTTAGATCGAACTCAAACTTTACTGATTATGATTTTGAAGGGTCGAATCTATCAGTAATCATCGATACTCTCGCATATAATACATATATTACCTCATATAACGCAAACATGGTTGCGAATGAGGTGTTTATTGATAGTGCAACTTTAAGAGAGAATGTTGTTTCTCTTGCAAGAAATATTGGATATGTTCCAAGATCAAAAAGATCTGCAAGAGCAAAAATTTCTTTCTTCGTTGACACTAGCAATTTTACTAATGTTCCAACTCAATTGACACTTAAGAGTGGTCTTGTTTGCACAACACGTTCTTTCGGTGATGAAAGTTACTCTTTTATCATACCATCGGATATTACAGTTCCCGTAACCGACAATATTGCAGAGTTTAATGATGTTGAAGTATATGAAGGAACAAGAATTACAGAAAACTTTACAGTAAATTCTTTTAATTTAAATCAGAGATTTATTCTCAATAACGCTGGCATTGACACTAGAACATTATCAGTAAGTGTTAGATCAAGTGAATTATCTACTGTCTCTAGGAAATATAATCTTGCAGATAGTTTATTTGATGTAACACCACAATCAGCAGTATTTTTCGTTCAAGAAGTAGAAGATGAAAGATATGAACTAATTTTTGGTGATGGTGTGTTTGGTGTAGCACTTGAGGAACCAAATTATATTACTGTTAGTTACACAGTATCAAATGGATCAAATGCAAATAACTTATCATCCTTTGTTTTTAGTGGTACAATCTTAGATCAAAGTGCAAGAATAATCACCTCTGGAATCTCTCTTGTAACCACTGTAGAAGTGTCTACACTGGGTTCTGAGATAGAAACGGTAGAATCTATCAAAAAGTATGCAACTAGAATTTATGCGTCTAGAAACAGAGCCGTAACAGCAGCAGATTATGAGGCACTGATTCCAACGATTTATCCAGAAACTGAATCAGTTTCTGTTTATGGCGGAGAAGAGTTGACCCCTCCTCAATTTGGAAAAGTTTTTATTAGTATCAAACCATATAATGATAGATATCTTTCCAACTTAATTAAGGATAATATAAAAAGAGAACTTAGACAATATGCAGTTGCAGGTATTATTCCAGAGATTATAGATCTTAAGTATCTTTATGTTGAAGCAACTGCAAATGTTTATTACAATACCAATCTCGCACCATCTGCAAACTTTGTGAAGAGTATTATCTCATCAAATGTTAACACATATGCAGATTCTACAGAACTCAACAAGTTTGGTGCAAGATTCAAGTATAGTAAGTTTTTGAATATTATTGATGGAAGTCATGAATCAATAACTTCAAACATAACAAATATAATCATTCGTAGAGACCTAAGAGCATCTTTAAACACTTTTGCAGAATATGAAATTTGTTTTGGAAACAGATTCCATATCAAAAATGTAAATGGATATAATATTAAATCTTCCGGATTTAGAATCAGCGGAATATCAGATACTGTTTATATGTCGGATGTACCGAATGCAAACATGCAAACAGGTTCAATTAATATATTCAAATTAAGTTCTCCTACAGAACCACAAATTGTGAAGAGAAATGTAGGAACTATTGACTATATTAAAGGGGAAATAAAACTTTTTCCAATTAATATAATTTCAACAAATATCAATCGAGGAGCACCAATTGTTGAAATATCAACCTCACCATATTCGAATGATGTGATTGGATTACAGGATCTTTATTTGCAACTAGATATTAATAACACATTGATTAATATGGTTTCGGATAGCATAGAATCTGGAGCAGATGTCTCAGGAACAAATTACAATGTTTCTTCAAGTTATTCAAACGGAGTTTACGTAAGATAAGGAAATATGTCAGAAACTAGAGTAAAAATCCAATCTATCATTGAGAATCAGATTCCCGACTTTATTGCAGAGGAATCACCACTTCTTGTAGAATTCTTGAAACAGTATTATGTCTCTCAAGAATATCAAGGTGCTCCAACAGATTTAATTCAGAATATTGACAAATATCTGAAACTTGAAAAAAATGCACAGACAACTGAATTTACATACTTATCACAAAATTTAGATTCATTCTCAACAACAATCAATGCAGGTGCTTTGGGCGTTGGTGGCCTTATAAGCACCTTTACTCAGGGATTTCCTGATAGATATGGTCTACTCTTAATTGATGACGAAATCATTACTTATGAATATAAAACTGCAACTACATTTGAAAATTGCTCAAGAGGATTCAGTGGAGTTACATCATATAGAAAACCAAATGTTCCTGATGAGTTAACTTTTAGATCTTCTGCTGCAACTTCTCACTTAAGAGAAGCAAAAATTTATAACCTTAGCAATCTTTTCTTACAAGAATTTTTTGCTAAGATAAAAAATCAGTTTATTCCTGGATTCTCGGAAAGATCTCTTGAACCTGATCTGAACAAAAGAAGTTTTATTCTCAACTCAGTTGATTTTTATGACTCAAAGGGCACAGATGATTCTTTTAAAATTCTCTTTGGAGCACTTTATGGTGAACAAGTTGATGTAATTAAACCAAGAGAATATCTTTTCAGACCATCTGATGCTGGATATAGAAGAACTAAAGATCTGGTTGTCGAAGCAATATCTGGCAATCCTTTAGATCTTTTAAATAAAACTTTATATCAAGATGAGTACTCAGAATATGCGATTGAAAACTCATATGCTTCTATTACTGATGTAGAAAAAATATTTTTAGGTGGAGAAGAATATTTTAAACTAAGTTTTGACTCTGATTATAATAAAGATATTATTCTTGAAGGATCTCTATATGGCAACTTTACTTTTCACCCAAAAACCAGAATAGTATCTCAAGTATCCTCTGGTTCAACTGTAATTGATGTTGACTCTACTGTAGGATTTCCAACCTCAGGTACTTTAGTAACAACCTATTCCAGTGGTTCTGAAGTTACTCTAACATACTCTGGAAAATCTGTTACACAATTTTATAATATAACAAACGTAACATCTACAATATCTCCAGAAACTGAAATTAGATTAGATGTTTATGCATATGGATATGCTGGAATTACAACTGCAGAGCAGATTAAAGTAAGAATAGGATCTGTTCTTGATAATGTAGTTATTCCCGACAATACATATCTTTTCTCGAAGGATGATACTGCAAGAATTAAAACTCTGGGTATTTCTTCATCAACAGTTAGAAGAAATAATTGGATTGATAATGTCGCAAACACATTTAAAGTAAGTTCTTTTATATTACAAGACATTTCTAACTTCACTTATGATGTAACAGTTTTTGATTCACATAATTTCAGAATAGGTGATAGATTACAAATCACTGATAGTTCATCAGTTTCAAATAATTCTACAGTAGTTGATGTTCTTGATGACAAGAGATTTTCAATTAGAGGTCAAGGACAATTAAGTTCCAATCTCACATATACCGTTAGCAGGTACATTGCAAAACCAAATTCATCTTTATATCCACAACTAAATGCAAATACTGCAAATGTTCAAAATGTTTATACAAACTACTCTGATCAAGTATTAGTTGCATCTCCATCTATACCTTTCTATTATGATCAACTTTTAAATCCATATAATAAAAAAGTTACTTTTTCAGGAAGTTTCAGTGGTGAAGTTTTACAAATAACTTCAGGACTTGATCATGGTTTTTATACTGGAGATAAAGTTTACTATTCTCCAGGTAAGGTAGTAACGACCGGTCTAGATGATGATCTAAATCCAGTAACAACGGAAGTTGTTAGTAAGTTTCCTGAATTAGTTGAAGGTTTATATTATATAAAAAGAATTGATGCTACTAGGATCAGTTTAGCGAAAAGTCCTTCAAACGTTGCGGATAATAACTTTATTTCAGTTTCTGGCACAGTAACTTCAAACACATTATCATATTATGATTTTGCAAACAAAAATTTGCAACCTCAGAATATCTTAAGAGAAGTATCTGATCCAGTTAATAAAAGCGGTAATTATGAAACAAATCCTGGAAAAATTGGTATTCTTGTTAATGGAGTAGAAATCTTAAACTATAAATCTGCAGAAACCATTTTCTATGGTCAGGTTGACAATCTAGATGTATCTTCAAGAGGAAGTGGATATGATGTATTAAATCCTCCTAGTTTGGATATATCTGACTCTCAAGGTATTGGAGCAACAGGTATTTGTGCAGTAAATGGATCTCTACAAAGAATTGAAATAATTAATCCCGGTTTTGACTATGTGAATAAACCATTTGTCACTATTACTGGAGGAAATGGCAGAAATGCTTCGGCAGAAATTAATATGGTCTCTGTTGAGCACAATTCTTTCTTTAATGCAGAATCATCTTCAACTAATGTAAATCTATTTACTGATACGATTGGATTTGCTACCTATCATAAGTTTAGAGATTATGAAAGAGTAATCTACTTGCCAGATGGTCAAAAAGGTATTGCAGGTCTAACTACCGAAGCATCTTATTATGTCTCAGTAATAGATGGATTAAATGTAAAACTTCACGAAAAAGAAAGTGAAGCAATATCTGGAATCAATACAGTCAATCTCAATGATTATGGAACAGGTATCCATAGATTTAAATCTGCAGTTAGAAAAGAGGTCATTTCTGACATCATTGTAACTAATTCTGGTGAAGGATACCAAAATAAAGAAAGAAGTGTATCAGTTTCAGGAATCAATACTGCATTAAGCACAATTAATATTGAATCTCATGGTTATTTGACAGGTGAAGAAGTAGTATACTCAACTAATGGTGCTGTAATTAGTGGACTAGACACTACTTCTCAGTATGTTGTCAAAAAAATTGATGAAAATTCCTTTAAATTAGCACCTGTTGGACTTGGAACAACTGCAAAAGCATATTATCTTGATACTAAGCAGTTTATAACGTTTAATTCTATTGGTTCAGGTACTCACACATTCAATTATACGCCAATATCTGTAAACATAACTGGAAATATTGGTGTATCCACTCTTTCTGGTCAAAATTTTTCTGCAAAAATTCAACCAATCTTTAGAGGAAGTATCGATTCTGTCTATTTGACAGCAAAAGGATCGAATTATGGTTCTGAAGAGGTTATTAACTATAATAGACAACCTATTTTTAACTTAAGAAGTGGAACTGGTGCAGAATTAATCACTATAGTTAATAATCAAGGAAAAATCACTGAAGTTTTAGTTGCAAGACCTGGTTCTGGATATAATAGTCCTCCAGATTTATTAATCAATGGAAGAGGTAATTATGCAAAACTAACACCTATCGTTGAAAATGGTCAATTAGTTGAAGTTAAAGTGATAAATGGTGGAATTGGATATGATGATGGAACTACAGTAGATGTGATTCCTGCTGGACAAAACTGTAGATTATTTGCAAATATCCAAAAGTGGACTGTTAACCTATTTCAAAAGTATTTCAATATACTTGGAAGTGATGATGGCGTTGTTGCATTGTCAGATAGAGATTCATATGGATTACAATATTGCCATCTTTATGCACCAAGAAAACTAAGACAATCTCTTTATGCAAAATCTCAAGATGGGGATACTAATAAAGATACGACTCTTTATGGAATAACAGATCTTAGAGAAGTCAATAATCAAGAAGTTTCTTCAATATATCACTCACCTATAATTGGTTGGGCATATGATGGTAATCCAATTTATGGTCCATATGGATTCTCAACCCCAACAGGTGGAACTGCAAAAGGAATGCTTTCTGGTTATGAGTTAGTTTCCAAGACAAATAGACCTTCTCTGACTTATTTTCCACAAGGTTTCTTCAATGAAGATTATGAATTTAAAGGAAATGGTGATTTAGATGAGCATAACGGTAGATTCTGTATAACTCCAGATTTTCCAAATGGAGTTTATGCATATTTCTCAACCATTAGTTCTGGTTCGGTAGATACTGACGGTCCTTTCAGAGGATACAAGAGACCAACTTATCCATATTTTATTGGAACAAGTTTCTATTCACAACCAAATAGTTTTAACTTTAGTAAAGAATCCAATCAAGATGAATATAAGTTTGATAACTTTAAGTGGTTTAGAAGCACTCTTAATTATGCTTTGAAGAGTTCAAATAGTTCTTATAACTATATCTTCAATCCCGATAAGGTTAAAAACCAAACAGTAAACGTAAATTATGCATCAAGAGGAAAAGTAGAAACTATTGGGATTTTAACTGGCGGCACAAACTACAATGTTGGTGATAGATTAATATTTGACAATTCGGGAACTAGTGGATTAAATGCCGCAGCAAAAATAGAAAAAGTTTTTAGTAAAGATGTAACTAATGTAAGTACATCAACAACCTCTTTCTCCTCAGTAGAATTTGCAACTTTAGATGGTTCTGGTCAGATAATAGGATTTACCACTGCTCCACATGGTCTCAAGAACCTTGAGTTAGTCAGTGTATCTGGTTTAAATACATACTTCTCAAAAATAGAAGGGACTTATAATATTGGAGTTCGCACAGATAACTTTATAACCACTCTAGGCATATCAACAATTGGTGTAACTGGACTTACTACCTACTTCTATTTGTCAGGAATTCTAGAGTTTCCTTATATTAGAGAAAATGATATTCTTGGAATTGGAACTCAAGAAAAGGTAAAAGTTCTTAATGTAGATTCTGCCTCTGGAAGAATTAGAGTACTAAGAGAATATAATTCGACAGTAAGTTCTGCATATACAGCAACTACACCACTTTATGAAGATCCTAGAAAGTTCAGAATTAATACTGGATTTAAAACTGATTATGCATATTCAGTAAATAGAGAGATTTATTTTAATCCTCAAGAATCTGTAGGTATTGGAACTATTGCATCTGTTGGTGTTGGATCTACTGCAGTATTTTCGCTCCCAGGTGTTGGTGTTACTCAGGTATTTGTTCCTTATCAATCAATTTATCTACCAAACCATCAATTAAGAACTGGTGAAAAAGTAAGTTACTCTACAAATGGAGGATCTGAGATTCTTGTATTTGATGGTATTTCTTCTTTCTCATTACCACAGACACAAGATCTTTATGTTGCAAATATTTCAAATAATTTTATAGGTGTTTCAACTGTTAAGATTGGTCTTGGAAGCACAGGTTTTGTTGGAGTTGGAACAACAAACTCGGTTGGACTTCTATTCTTTGAGAATTTTGGTACTGGAGATCATCATAGTTTTACTACAAGAAAAGAATCTATTGTTGGTGAAATTTCCAAGAATATTGTAACAGTTGCAACTGCATCAACACATGGTCTCTCAGTTGGAGACACTATTGATATGGTTTCTGTTCCAAAAGATACTGAAACTATTGTAGTAAAATATAATGACAATAGTAGAAGAGTAGTATTTAAACCACATTCATTCTTAGCAATTAATGTTGATACTAGTGAAGATACAATTTACATAGAAAATCATGGTTTCAAAAATGGTGATAAAGTTGTTTATACTTCAGCATCTCCTTCAGGTGGATTATACAACGAGGGAATATACTACATTCTATACTATACAAAAGATAAGGTACGTCTCTGTTCTACAAAATATGATCTAAATTTAAATGTTCCAAACTATATTAATATAACCAGTGCTTCTGATGGAACTTTATCTCTAATTAATCCTCAACTTGACATATACAGAAATAAAGTAGTTACATTTGATCTTTCTGATTCTTCACTCTCTTACTTGAGTGGACCTACTTTATACTCTGCTTTTGATCTCAATTTCTATAAAGATGCTGATTATAGGTACGCATTTGAAGGAACTGGAGTATCTAAGAATTTTGAAGTAATTAGAAGCGGTAGAGTTGGTATTGATACAACTGCTAAAGTTTCAATATTACTGAATAATAATGTTCCTGATAATTTCTTCTACAGATTAGAAAATGTAAATGAAGATTTTATTGGAGATATTAAGAAAGAGATAATCGTAGATACTGAGGTTTATAACCATAATCAAATTAATCTGATTTCCAGTAAGTATACTGGATCTCATAGAGTTACTGGTATTGGAACAACAAATACATTTACTTTTGATTTATCTGATTATCCAGAGGCAAATTCATATAATCAAACAACTTCAAATCTTTATTATGAAACTAATTCGTCTACTGCTTATGGTACAGTATCTAAAGTCAATATTATTAATGGCGGTTACAATTATGAATTTACTCCAGGAATAAGCACAGTAATTAGTAATCATGGATCCGGTGCTATTTTTGAAGTACAAAGTAAGTCAATAGGAAGCATTGTTAAGAATGAAATAGAAAATATTGGATTTGATTATCCAACTGACCTAACATTAAGTCCTTCTCTAAATCTTCCAGAGATACTTCAGATTGAACCATTGTCCTCATTTGTAGATATTACTATTCTTTCTGCAGGTAAAAATTATTTAACTCCTCCCGGACTTGTTGTAATTGATGGATTTACTAAAAAAGTAGTTGCTGATGTAGATCTTAGATATGAGATTGGTGCAACTAAAGTTAGAATTGTTAAAAATACTTATGGAATGTATAATACCACTCCAACAATTATTCCTATTAATAATTCTAATGGAGTTGGTATTAATACAATATCCTATAATTCAACAACCAAAGATGTAACTGTTGGATTCAATACAGGATTTAGCGATGTATTTCCATTCTCAGTCGGAGATAAAGTATTAATTGAAAATACAAGTGTTGGCGTCGGTTCAACAGCAAAGGGATACAATTCATCTGCTTATGATTATAAACTATTCACGGTTACTGCAATAAATCCTGCTCTTGGTGGAAATACTGGTTCTATAACTTACAATCTATCTGATTATCTATTTGCAGGTGAGTTTCCTGGTGTTCCTGATCAAACCGTTTCTACAGGTAGAGTTGTTAATAGTAATAATTTTCCAATTTTTGATATAAAACTTAAGAAGAATGATTTCTTTGTTGGAGAAACTGTTATTTCTCAATCTGGAATTGGTATCGTAGAGAGTTGGAACAACAAAATTGAGTATCTTAAAGTTTCAACTGATAGTGATATGTTGATTGGAGACATCTTGACAGGACAATCTTCAAATACTAGAGGTATTATCAAGAGAAAGATTGAATTTGATTCTTATATCAAACTAGGACCAACTTCAAAAGTTAATAAAGGATGGATTTATGATACTGGATTCCTCAACAATAACGTACAGAGAATAGCAGATAATAATTACTATCAATACTTCTCATATTCTCTCAAATCAAGAGTTCCTCTTGAAACTTGGAATGATTCTGTTCAATCATTGAATCATACTTCAGGATTCTTGAAATTCTCTGACTTAATGATTGAAAATCAAGATGGTGATAGAACTTCTGCAAATGTTTTTGCAGAGGATAGTGTTGCAAATGTTGTTGTTGATGTTATTGGAAGTGGCGACTTGAATTGCATCTATACATTTGATCTTGCAACAGAGGGAACAACAAGAATCGGAACAGGATTAGTTTCTGATGAAATAATTCTTCAAAATAGAGTTTTAACTGATTACTTTGAATCAGTAGGAAATAGAGTTCTTATTATTGATGATATAAGTGATCAATTTAATAGTACTCCTAGGTCCACAAGATTTAGCACTATTGATCAGTTTGAGTTATTATCAGCAAGAACCAAAAAATATTTTACTTATGTAAGAGATAAGAGATTTACTGCTGAAAGACAAATTCTAATTGTTTCTCTTCTTCATGATAATGTAAATGGTTATCTGAATCAATATGGAAGAGTTGAAACTTATCTTGACTTGGGATCATTTGATTTTAATGTCAGTGGATCTTTGGGTCAATTAAATTTCTATCCTATTAAATTTGCAGTGAATGACTATGATATTTCTTTTGTTTCTCATGATCTAAAGAGTAATATTATTGGAATTGGTCAGAGTACACTTGGAAATGTTGTGACCATTGGATCTGGTCAAACGACAATTTCTTCTGGTTCTTCATCTGCAATTAATATTATTTCCATATCAGATACATATAGATCTGCTAAAGTATTAGTTGAAATCGGTGGAACAGATGGTTCTTACTATGAATTGGATGAATTAAATATCCTTCATGATGGAACAAATGTTGATCTAATTGAATATGGACAACTTACGTCAGATACTCTTCAACCAATTGCATCTCCTGGTCTTGGAACTTATATTCCATACTTTGATGGATCAAACTTTAAAGTTGACTTTAAACCAAATTCTGCACTTGGAGTAGGAGTTACAATTAATACCTTTGCCATTTCAATTGCAAGTTCTATCTCAGGATTTACTGGAATTGGGACAGATGAATTAAACACTGGATATATTAGTTCTGGAATTGCATCTATTACAGCATCAGGATCTCCTGTAGAAACTGTAATTACCGAATATCCTAATAATCATTCTTGTGCATACTATGTTGTAAGTGTTGAAGATACAACTAACCAAAGATATCAAATGTCTGAGGTCATCGTTGTTGATGATGGATCAAGTGCATCCATTACAGAATATGCTATTTTACAGACACATTCTTCTCTTGGATCTGTTGGTGCTGCTGTGAGTACAAATGGAACTCAGTTAACATTCACCCCAGAACCAAGTATTGATGTTCAGGTAAGAGTTTTCCAAAATGCATTGAGTTTTAACAAGGAGAGTATTTCAAAGAATTCAATAGATCTTACAAATGCAGAAATAACCAGTGGTTTTGGCAACTATGAAGGAACTGATAGATCAGTAAGAAGAAGTTTTGATCTGACTCATAGACAAAATCCCATTTTCTTAAGATATTTTGATGGAAGTAATTCTCAAATTGTAAGCACTGGATCAAATAGTATAACAATGCCAGATCACTATTTTGTAACTGGTGAGAGGGTTCGCTATTCTTATGCTGGAGCAGGAACAACTCAAGCGATAGGTATTGCACAAACTGTTGTTACTGGCATTGGTACAACTGACAAATTACCTGCAGATGTTTATATTGTTAAAGTAAATGAGAGCACTATTAAATTAGCAGGAAGTGCTGCTGATGCCTTAAGAGGTAATCCTACTGTCTTTGATATCACTTCAGTTGGTATTGGAACTTCTCATTCATTCACATCAACTAATCAAAATGCTAAAAATATCATTGCAATTGATAATTACTTCCAATCTCCAATTGTAGGAACTTCTTTAACCACAACTTTAGCACAAAACGTATCAACTGTTGATAGTCGTCTTATTTTCTCAGGAATAACATCATTCTTTGGTGGTAATTTGATTCAAATTAATAATGAAATCATGAAGATTAATACAGTTGGTCTTGGTAGCACTAACATAGTTCTTGTCGATAGACCTTGGATGGGAACAGGTTTATCAACTCACTCTGCAGGTGATATCATTCGCGTTATTGATGGTAATTACAACATTATTGAGAATACAATACACTTTGCAGAAGCACCTTATGGTCCAACCCCTATAGGTTCTACAACAAATCCACCAAATGATAGAGATTGGACAGGAATAACAACTCATTCTACTTTCCAAGGTAGAACTTTCCTAAGAAGTGGTACACCTAACACCGCACAAGAAACCTATGAATCAAATTATATCTTTGATGGAATTTCAAACCAGTTTACTGGAATTGGTAAGACATTCACTCTCACTGCCAACAATCAAAATATAACAGGTTTCTCTACAAATAATGCAGTTATACTTATTAATGGCGTATTCCAAGGACCTCAAGGAGCACAAGCAGAACTTGAAGATTACACTTTAGTTGAAAGTGCAGGTATCTCTAGCATTAGATTCACTGGAACTGCATCTTCTGTTGGATACGATG